AAAGCTATGGAGAAGCTAACAGCTTCCGTAAGTCCAAAAGAGCGCTATAAGCAAGCTGCAAAAATTCGTGCAATCGCTGGCGCATCTGGCGTTGGTGGCGGTGAAGAGTTTATGCGCCTTTCGATGAAGAATCCTGGAAAGCTAACTGCTCCAGAGAAAGAATTCTTACAGACATTTGGCACACAAATGGATACTGCTATATCGACAATGACAAGCAGTGATAGTCTAGGTTCGCAATTCGTTGGCGGCGCATTCCAAGAAACAATGTCTGGATCCGTTTACGATGCAATGGTTAAGGCGCAATCAACTGCAGGTCTCGAAGGTAGAGCAACTGATGCTGATACAGTAGCTGCATTAGGCAAACAAACTAATCAGCTTCAAGGCATGCAGAATGGCATGGTTGAAGTTAAGAAGGTACTTGAAAAGATTGCAGCTTGGGGTGACGACGCAGGCGTTAAGATCTCCGGTGGTATTGCAATTGGATTGCTAGCAGGTGTTGGAACAATTATCACACAGATGTTAGCAGCTCGTGCCTATCAAGCAGCAATGATGGGCGGAATTGGCAATGCAGCTGGTGCAGCAACTGGTGCACTTGGAAAAATGGCTCGATTTGCTGGAGCAGCAGGTGGTGTAGTAGCAGCAGGTGCTGTCGGATACTCAGTTGGTACGTGGTTGAATACTCTTCCAGAACAATGGGGCTGGGATAGCTTAAGTACTAACATTGGTGATGCTATCGATAGATTGAAGGGAACAAATGATCTTGTATCAGGATCAGGCGATACAAACGAGTACATTAATACTCGCGGTGGTCGTATCAAGAATCCAAATTACGATGGTGTAGCGGCAGTTAACCAAAAGATGAAGTCAATCGCTGCGATCCAGGATGTGGATGAACGTCAGCAAGCTCACCTAAAGATGATGTCAGAAACTAAGAGTGAGCATACCAAAGCTCTTGCTGAACAAATCAAGAGCAATACAGAAATGATGAAAGAAATGAATGAACTGATGAAGAAGGGTATGGCAGCAAGCCAAGCTGTTGCCGCTGTAACCAAAGAAAATACACAAGCCACTAAAGAAAACACAGCAACCTCGAAGACTTCTTCACGTAGTGCATTAGTTCGTGCCCCTATGTCAAACCGTCCAGCGGGAACAGGCAGCCTATAATTGTGGGTTTGGGATCATTGCCAAAACATACCATAAATAACCCAACACCATAGTGGGAACGGTAAACACGTAATATGTCAGCATCAAAATGGACAGGATATTTCAAGGTCGTATCGCCTAAGCCGCAAACGACCAGCATGACAGACAGTCAGGAGATGACTGATGTCGGTGCATATAACAATTACACATGGTATCAGCGCTTAGTTCAAGGTTCAGCCTCACGTATGACGCGCTATCGCGAATACGATTTGATGGACAATGACGTTGAAGTTGCTCGCGCCCTAGACACAATTGCTGAAGAAATGACCGGCAATAACCCAAAAACACATGAATTGCTTGAGGTTGATATTCTGAATGATGCAGAAGCCTCCCCGAACAGCCTAACAGTTGTCACATTGAAGATGGCATTGCGCCGCTTCGCTAAGATGCATGATTTCGATGTCCGCTTATTCAAGATTGCTCGCATGGTTGTTAAGTACGGTGACGTATTCTTCCGCAAGCGCGAAGTTGGAACAAAATGGGAATTCGTACATCCAAAGAATGTTATCGCAGCTCTTGTTGATGCAGTAGACGCAACAAAGGTAATTGCTTGGCAGATTAAGAACGACGTCAAGCGTCCTCGCATGAATGCATATTCATTGCCACTTGGTGCAAAACAAGACACACAGTATGACACAGAACTGGTTGATGCAAACCAGATCGTTAGATTTTCGATCAATGATGACATGTCTGATACCCAGCCATTTGGCGAATCCGTTCTTCGCCCAGTCTATCGTTCTCACAAACAGAAAGAGTTGTTGGAAGATGCTGTCATCATTTATCGTATTCAGAGAGCACCTGAAAGACGCGTATTCTACATTGACGTAGGTAAGATGCCGCCTCAGCGTGTTAAGACGTATCTTGAAAACATCAAGAACGAAATCAAGCAGAAGAAGATCCCAAACATGAATGGTGGATCTTCAGAAGTTGATAGTACCTATAATCCACAGTCAATGAGCGAAGACTTCTTCTTTGCATCACGCCCTGAAGGTCGTGGTTCACGGGTTGAAACACTTCCAGGTGGTCAAGGTCTTGGCGAACTAGCCGATCTTGAGTACTTCCAACGTAAGGTATGGAGAGGCTTGAGAGTTCCAGCTTCTTACATGATCGAACAGCAGGAAGGTGGTCAGATTTGGAACGACGGCAAGGTAGGCGTAGCATACATTCAAGAACTTCGTTTCTACTTGTTCTGCTTACGTCTACAGACATATGTCGAACGTTCGATCGACGCAGAATTCAAAAAGTATTTGAAGCAGTGCAACGTCAATATTGACGAATCAATGTACTGCATTCGTCTTCCAGAGCCTTCAAACTTTGGTAAGTATCGTCAACAGCAGCTCGACTCGAGCATCCTTACACAGTACGGATCAGCAGATGCAATCACATCATTGTCCAAGCGCTTCATTATGCAGCGTTACTTGTACATGTCTGATGAAGAAATTGCAATCAACGAGCGTCTCAAGAGAGAAGAGTTGGGCCTTGACCCTGATGGTGGTAAGGAAGACTTGCAAGCAATTTATGGAGCACCTGCTGAAGGAATGGCAGGCGGCGCAATGCCAGGTGGTTTTGGTGGCGAACCAATGCCAATGATGGCAGGTGACGAAATGGGTGCTGAAGGAGGCGATATGGGCGGAGCAGAAATGGGCGCAGCACCAGGTACAACTGGTTCTGACAACGTAGCTAGATAACATATAACGAAATTTTCCCATAAATAATGTGGTTCATATAAATAAGGGAGTAAGCCTATGGCTGACCTTAAAAAGTCAGGTATAGGCCCGACAGTTTTGGTACGAAACAACCCGGAATGTTGAACAAGAAAAATTCTAAGGAGTAATACAACATGGCTGATAAGAATGCAGTTAAAGTAGCTCACGCCCTTAAAGGCAAGAGCGCTGAAGCAAAAAAGAAGGCTCTTCTTAAGGTAGTAGAGGCAATCATTGCCGACAAATCAGAAGAAGCAGCAACTCAATTTCATTCATATCTTCAAGTTAAGACACGTGAAATCCTCATTGGCGAAAGCGATGACGATTGCGATGACGAAGACATGAAGGATGACGAGAAGAAAGAAGAGAAGTCAGAGAAGGACGAAGACAAGTCCGCTGATGACAAGAAAGACGATGCTGACAAGGACGAGAAGAAAGAAGAGAAGAAAGTTGACGAAGCTGCTAAGAACTTTGTAAAGGGTTCAGGCAAGAAGTCAGGCGCTCTTCTAGCTGGTAACAATGCACCAGAGCTTGAGCCAAAAGCAAAGGGCGACATTAAGTTCGACTCAAAAGGTAAGGCAAAGGCTTTGAAGCATGGTAACCACGCTCCAGAACTTGAAGACAAGGTAAAGGGCGATATCAACTTTGATGGTACAGGCAAGAAGTCTGGCGCATTGAAGCACGGTAACGCAGCTCCTAAGCTTGATGACAAAGTACACGGTAACGTATACACATCAAAGCCTTAATTAGGTCTTGTCTCCGGAGAGTGAAATGACGAACGCATCATCGATTTTTCTTATTGAGGAACTTACTCCCAACGAGTGTAACCTCGTTGAACAGGTAGCACCAGACGGCAAGAGCATGTGGCTCTCTGGTGTGTTTATGCAAGGCGGCATCAAAAACCGCAATGGTCGTAACTATCCTGTTAATGAAATCTCAATGGCAGTCGAAGGCGCACGTCAGCGTATCAAAGAATCGAAGGGTATTATGGGTGAGTTAGATCACCCACAAACCCTTTCGATTAATCTTGATCGCGTCTCTCACGTTATTACCGAACTTGATATGAGCGGCCAGAATGCCGTCGGTAAGGCAAAACTAATTGATACACCAATGGGTGCAATTGCTAAAGAGCTTGTTCGTTCGGGTGTTGCTCTTGGCGTATCAAGTCGTGGTGCTGGCGCAGTCAACGAATCAGGTGGCGTAACTGGATTCCAATTTGTCACAGTTGATATCGTAGCTCAGCCATCTGCACCAAACGCCTATCCAAATACAGTTTACGAGTCACTTGACATGGCTAAGAATGGCAAAAACATTCTTACCTTAGCAGAACACGCTCGCAACGATCCATCAGCACAGAAATTCTTTAGAACCGAAATCTTGAAATGGTTGAATACAGGTATTTTCCAGAAGCGCTAAGAAAGTCGGAATTTTCCGCATAAAAATAGCATCTGTAAATATGTGTATTCACAGGAAATATTTTTCACTTTGAAAAAGGTTTCCCTTAAATAACAAACAATTCGTAAATAGGTACGTTAAAACACCAGCACATGTTGCTGGTCGATTTTTAAATTATTAGGAGAACATGAAGATGGATGAATTGCTCCAGAAGTTACTTGAATCGCAAGTCCTTTCAGCCGAGACAAAGGTTGAGCTTGAGACAGCAATCAAGGCAAAGATTGAAGATGCAGCAAAAGAAGCTCGTGAACAGACATCAGCAGATGTCCGTGCAGAATTGACAGAGCAGTACATCACAGAGCGCGAAGCCCTCATCGAAGCAGTTGACTCAAAGGTCAGCGAACTTCTTGATGCAGAGATTTCAGAGCTTAAGGACGATATCGAGCGTTTCCGCGATCTTGAAGCAGAGCATGCAGAAAAGATTGTTGAAGCAAAGTCTCAGATGTCCGACGAACTTAAGGCAGATCTTGCACAGCTTGTAGAAAAGCTTGATGCATTCTTAGAGATCCGTCTTACATCAGAACTTGAAGAGCTTCGCGAAGATTTCGTAGAAGTTCGTAAGAATGAATTTGGTCGCAAGATTTTTGAAGCATTTGCTCAAGAATTCGTATCAAGCTACGCAGATGAAGATTCAGCAGAAGCAACGCTTCGTGACACATCAGCTAAGGTTGAAGAGCTCGAGAAGAAGTTGGATGAGGCTGAAAAGGCTCGTGCATCTCTTGAGCGTAAGATCAAAATGGAAAACGTACTCGCACCGCTTGAGCCAAAGAGCAAAGCACGCGACGTAATGGAAGCAATCCTTAAGAATGTTGAAACATCACTTCTTGAGGACGCATACAAGACCTTTATTGGTCGTGTAATCAAGGAAGGCAGCAATTCAGAGAAGGAAACACCAGTACTTGCTGAAGGCGCTTCAGAGAAGAAGGTTGTTGCAAAGCCAACACTTACCGAAAAGGTAAAAGAGGCCGTAGTAGCAACTGGCGATAACGACGAAGACGTCATCAAAGAAAGCGCAAGCCCAGAGAAGTTAGCTCATCTAGCCCATCTCCGTCGCTTGGCCGGTCTTTAAACACAACAAGTAACTAACAGTACAGGAGTACTAGAAAATGGAATTATTCGAAAATTGGAATGAAACCAAGGCAGCCCTTCTCGAAGGTCTTTCAAGCCAGAAGCAACAGATTGTTGATCGCGTGCTTGAGAACCAGAAGAATTATCTCCTTGGCGAAGCAGCAGCAGCTGGCACAACCGCAGCACACGACATCGCAGGTTTCCGCAAGATCCTGATCCCAATGATCCGTCGTATTATCCCAGGCACAATTGCAACCGAGCTTGTTGGCGTACAGCCAATGACAGGTCCAGTTGGTCTTGTCTACACATTGCGTTATCGTTACGCAGAAGCAGTAGCAGCAACACAGTCAAACAACCCATTCAACCTTCCAGGTGCGATTAACGTTGGTGATGAAGTGTTCGGCAACTCAAGCCCAGTACGTCAGTGGTACTCTGGTGGCGCAGGCACAGGTGGTTCACCACTTGTTAACCCAGCCGATCAGGCTAACGGTGCATCTGGTATTGATCCAGGCTTCTCAACAGGCATCGACAGCACAAACTCAACAGGTCAGGCATGGCCATCAAGCTTGCCAGCATACAACACCTCACAGTTTGGTCCAGATGCACAGACAGTTGGTTTCCCAACAGCTGGTTCATTGTTCGGTGGTTCAGGTTCCTTCATTGAAGGTTCAGGCGGCCGTAAGATGACACTTGACGTTGTAAGCCAGGCTGTAGAAGCTGGTTCACGCAAGTTGCAGGCTGGTTGGACAATCGAAGCTATGCAGGATCTTAATGCACAGCACGGCTTGGATCTTGAGTCAGAAATGACACAGGCTCTTTCAGCTGAGATCGTTCAGGAAATCGACCAGGAAATCATCACAGACCTTATCGCCCTTGCAGGCACAGTCGACACATTCGACGGTTCAAGCACAGGTGCATACGGTACAACAGGCAACTACACACCAGCATTCGTTGGTGACCGTTTGGCAAACCTTGGTGTTATCATCAACCGCGTTGCAAACGAAATTGCTCGTAAGACACGTCGCGGTGCAGGTAACTTCATCGTCGTATCACCACTTGTAGTATCAGTGCTTCAGTCAGCAGCAAAGAGCGTCTTCGCTCCAGCAGTTGAAGGTTCATTCAAGGGCCCAAACAACACACAGTTGGTTGGTACATTGAACGGTACAATCAAGGTATACAGCTATCTTTGGAATCAGGCTGGCGCAGGAATCGATCTTGGTTCAGGTGCTTCACCAGGTGGTTCAGTAGATGACGTCATTCTTGTCGGCTATAAGGGCGGCAATGGTGAAGTTGATACTGGCTACTTCTACTGCCCATACGTTCCACTTATGTCTTCTGGTGTTGTTGTTAACCCAACAAACTTCCAGCCAGTCGTAAGCTTGATGACTCGCTATGGTAAGGCTGTGTTCACAAACTCAGCAAACAGCTTGGGTAACTCAGCTGATTACTACGGTAAGGTCACAGTAGCAAACTTGGATCTTCGTTAATTCGAAGAAGCGTAAGTAAGACAATAAAAGTCGGAGAAGGCCAGTCGAGAGACTGGCCTTTCTTTTTGCCTGAAATAAAATGTGGTCAGTTGACCTTATATCAAATCGAGTGTAGAATTCACATGTCAATTGTTACTGTGGAATAAATAACCCAATACAACCTTGGGTATGTTGGTCAATGTCACAAATCACTTTCAAACAATATTTGGATTCGAAGGATAAACTGCGCGAAGCTGTGAAGAACACTCCACAGCGTACCGTAGAATATACTGTTCGTAAGTACTCCAAACTTGCAATTGGTGAGAACAAGGAATCGAAACAGTACGTTCCTGTTAAGCCTAAACACAAAATAATTGTTGAATGGCTTTATGATGATGTAGACAATCCAACTCCTGTCAGTCTTCGCTTCGAAGGAATTGACAATGTAGATGCACAATCTGAGCATTTGACTTTTTGGTCCGGTTCTAAACTTGTGAAGTGGTTGTATCGCAACGCACGAGAAGAAACGGCTGTTTAACGTCTGTTGACTTGTCGAGGTTTTAAATGAGTGCTAGCGCTTTCGCTCTCCCAAAGATCGAGAACATCCGTTCCGAAATCCACCATATCCTGAAGTCATTAATTGACTTACAATTCACCGAATCAAAAACTGATTCACGTACGTACACATCGTACGACATCATCGAAGCTTTGCAGCTTACTGAGCGAGTTCTTGTAGAACGTCTCAATGATGGCATCGACGAATGGGCTCGTGATCACACAGCTCCCAATCGTAACAAGCTTCTTGATCCCAAATACGATCAGCTCCCTTTCCGCTTGAAGCTGAATCTTCCTTACGGATGGCTCTTCACCAGCATCGAAGAACAGATCAAAGAAACGATCGAAAATGAATTTTCTGATGGTGATGGTAAAATGTATCGTTTCGTCCCAACCTTCAACAACATGCTGACAGATCGTCTGATCACATGGATGCAGATGATTGGCCCAACAGGGTCACGTGATATGGCTTCGTTCATCATTCAGGCTTTGATTCAGTTCGTTGAGAACTACGATCCTGAACAGACTAACTTGGACGAAGTTCGCGCAGGATTGAGCACGATCCGCAAGAACAACATTCGAAAAATCGCAACAGAAACACGCTCTTCAGAGAATGCACGGTTGAGCATGATTCGTCGAATGTTTGAAGAACGCCAGGAATCTGCTGCTGCGTAAAAGGTTCACACTGCTCATGTAATTCGTCCATTAGGCCATAAATAGCTCCTGATAAACCTCAGGAGCTATTGATGGGCACGTTCGACACGTTTGCAGATACCCCTTTCCAGATTAGAAGTGAAGGCCAAACAATTACGTTGGCCTTCAAACAGGGCGTTCCAACTGCAACGCAAGGAACTGTCACTTGGAATATACCAATTCCAGGTGTTGATTGCAATACGGCAACAGATGGTCGTATGGGTGCCTATGCTGGTATTGTAATTCTGTTGAGCACAACACCACTTACAGAAGCTAACGTTCCTGTTGATGGTACATTGTACACACCAGATCCAACAGCAAGCTATGACTTGCACTCTGGTGATAGAATTGGTGGTGCTCTTGTTGTCGGTGCTATCTACGAATGTGATCTAAAAGGCACAGATGATCTTACCACTGAATTAGTAATCTCAAATCTTGAAGATGGCGTTGCCTACTACGTTGCAGGCTATGCTGTTGATTGTCAGAATCGATATCACTCAGAGGGTGTTCGTGCCTATTCTGATGTATATGCTGGTGGTGGCACAGCCAGCACACCAGCAATTCAACCAATCTTCATTGGTCACACAACAGATGGCTCAACACCACCAGTTGCTCCAACAGATGGCACAGGTTTAGTTCCAGGTGTGTTGTATCAATTTGATTTGATGTACGGCACCAACTATCCAAAGTGCAATTATGATAAGATCTATCGTATTGGCATCAATGGAACAGACGCACAGACGTATGCTGATCTTATTGATGAGTTAAACAAACAGTTTGCGTTGCTTGAAAATCCAATTCAATCTCCAGTACCACCAAACACTGGTAGATATTTCTGGGATCCTGTCAATAAGAAATTGTATGAATTTGACGGAACACAATTAGTTCTTATTCCAGGTGTAATTGTTGAAGCCACTGATCCCTCAGTAGTAACTGAAGGAACATATTGGCATATCCCTTCAACACGTGAACTTTATATTCGTGTAGGTAGCCCAGCAGCTGGTTGGGATCCTGTTAATGTCATTAACTATGGTGATGTAAATCCTCAGGCAATGGACTGTGATGATTACTGGTTCAATCCATTAACATCACAAGGCTATGTTTGGAATGGTTCAGCATGGTGTGAAGCAAATACAATCGTGTCTGATGCCGACCCAAGTTGCCCTCCACAAAGTCTTTGTGGCACATATTGGTATGATACTGTTAACTTGCAACTTTATGGTTGGAATGTCGATACAAAATCATGGGATGAGAAGACAGCCACGTTTTGGCCTACTCCACCAAATGATCTTGATGATGGAACATTCTGGTTCAATAGCACAGCTAACACACTCAATGAGTGGAACGGTACAGCATTTGTTGCTACAGATGTAGTAATCAGTGCAACACAGCCAGTTGGCGTACCAGCGAACGGCTATTGGTATAATCCAACTACTGAAGAACTGAAGCAGTTTTTAGGTGGCTCACCAAATGCATACGTTGATGTACCTGTATTAGTGTGGCCAACAGATCCAACAGATGTCTCATCTTGTGATTTGTGGTGGGATTCTATCAACGATGAATTGAGTGTTTGGGACAATGTAAATGGTATGTGGGTGACTACAGTTGGATTTGTTGAATCTGCAACCGATCCAAGCTTGCAGCCTGCAATCCCAGCTGGTACACTTTGGTACAGCCCTGCAAAGCACACAGTGTTCAAATGGGATGGTGTGGATTGGATTGTTATTGACGTAGTAGTTAATGACTATGATCCAACTCAGCCTGAAGAAGGTGATGCATGGTTCAATCCAGCTAACAATACATGGTACATCTGGTTCATCCCAAGCGCCGGTGCTTGGAACGCAATCGATCCAATCGATTCAGAAGATGATCCAACAGCAATTCCTAATGGTGCATTCTGGTTCAACACAACCACAAACACTCTTTGGGTGCGTCAAGGCATTTCATGGATTGCAGTGCCGTATACAACTACAAGTCTTGCTCCATCGAAAGGTCAGATATACTTCAATACATCTGATGACAAGCTATACATGTGGACTGGAACGAAGTGGGTTCAAACATACGGTTTGTTCATTGCAGCTATGAATGCAAAACAATATTGCGGAGCAAGTCCTCTTGCTCGTCAATCACAAATCTGTCTAGTAACAACTAAGAAAGGTTCAGGTCTGAACTTGAAGGTTCTTTCACCAGGTGCAACGGGAACGATCGGTACAGGCTTTGCAGATTTTGGTGTTGAGAACATGGTAGGTCCATCTGCATATGACTATCCAAATGAAGCTCAACAAGTTATCGTAGGATCAAATGTCCCTGGAAATGCATTCTTGTGGAGCAATTTAGTACAAGGTTACACAATTCGTACACAGATCTATGGTGCTGATGGTGTCTCAGACAAACCATCATATATGGAGCTTGGTGTTGGTACAGATGGAACACCAGACGAACGTCGTGAATTAATGGATACGCTTCGATTCATGCTTGGTTATCCACAAGTTGATGTGGAACTAACAAAAGACAACTTGGATCGCTGTGTAACGTTCGCAATTGAACAATTGCGCTCGCGTTCCTCTCTTGGATACAAGAGAGGATTCTTCTTTCTTGATGTTCAATCAGGACAGCAGAAATACGTTCTTTCAAATAAGAAAATTGGATACAACAAGATTGTAAACATTGGAGCTGTATACCGCTTCACCTCAGCATTCTTGAGTTCAGCTCACGGATCCGGTGTGTATGGACAGGTCGTGCTTCAGCACTTGTACAACATGGGCACATACGATTTGACAAGTATGCACTTGGTAGCACAGTATATTGAAACAATGGAAATGATGTTTGCAACACGACTAACATTCCATTGGGATGAACCATCACGCAGATTGGATCTTTACAATTCATTCGGTTACAGAGAGCGTGTTCTTATGGACACTACAATCGAAAGAACCGAACAGGAAATTCTGAAGGATCGTTGGTCCAAGAATTGGATTCGTCAGTGGGCATTAGCTGAAGCAAAGGAAATGCTTGGACACGTCCGTAGCAAGTTCGGTAGCCTTCCAGGTGCCGGCGGTGGTATTAGCTTGAACGGTAGTGAATTGTTGTCACAAGCTGACACGATGAAACAGGCCCTTCTTTCAGAAATCGATGATTACATTGTGAACGACGCTGAAGATCTCGGCATGGGCACACAGTTCTTAATTGGATAAGGTGATATATGAGTTTACTAGATGAAGCAATTTTTGGAATGAAAGCAAAGGACTTCGGCACACCAGCGTTGGATAGAACATCCAAGAAGGCCGCAGCAGGCGAACCTGTAACATTAGGCTTCACAACTTATATGTTGCAACGCGATGCAGCAGAAGAAGAGGAACAACAGGCTCCTTCACCTACTGATGAAGATCCGCAGCTTACTACTTTCTACAAAGATGTAGAAGTTATGAACATGGATCAGGCTGCTGAATATTTGTATAATGCTGTCACTGCTGGCAAGGTATCATTACAGAATTTTAAAGAAATTCTAAGCGCAGTGTTTGATGTTCAAAACGTATGACAAGAGACTGCCCACCACCATGTGAAACAACTACGGGTCCTACATTTCCAGAAGATGTAGTACCACCAGGTCAGTGTGTTCCTAATCAAAATGGTGTGTTCTGCCCTCCAAAACCAGTTGATCCAACATGCCGCACGTGGCAGTTGGATAAAAGTCGTGATTCCTGCTATATTGATAGCCTCACAAACGAAGCACTAAACATTGCAGGTGCCACCTTACATGTATACAAACTCCTTGGCGTTCATGAACAAGGCAAACTTGTAGATGCAGTCGGATACGGCTCAGCCATTTCTAATGGCGATCTACCAGGCTATCCAGCACGTTATGCATTTGACGCATTTGTGCACGAGTGGAGATCAATCCAGAAGGGAACAAACATTCCAGCTGGAGCATTCATCGGATATGACTTTGGTGAGATTAAGCGCCTAGATGGTTCACCAAGAATGTATGGTATTGAAGCGAATGTACGTAAACACATTATGGCATTCTCAATCAAACAGTCTTCTAATGCTAAAAATCGTGCTACTAAGTTACGCCTTGAACGTTCAGATGACGGTGTCAAGTGGTACGGCGTTTCGATTGTACCAATTCCTGACAATGATTGCTTGAACACAGTACTTACAAAGTCTTCTGTTCCTTCCCGTTACTGGAGATTCCGTCCTGTTGAGTTCAATGGCGGAGCTGTTGATTACTGGGGGGTACAGGCTATTCAGCTGTTCCCAGACTATCAAGCAACAGACATCAATAACATTCAAGACAAGATCTTCCTTGAGAATCGCGACCGTGATTATGCTTCTGATCCGATTACAATCAAGGGCTATTACGATCTTGTAGATATTCAATCAGAGCTTTCAAAGTTTGGCATTGAACTTCCAAGTCAAACTCTTTCATTGCGTGTTAACTTTACTCAATGCGTAGCAGCGTTGGGTCGCCCACTTGTTGTTGGTGATATCATTGAGATTCCAAGCGAAGCTCAATATTCAGCTCTAATGAAGAAAGTCCTGAAGTGGATGGAAGTAACAGATATTGGTTGGAGCTCAGAAGGCTACACACCAGGTTGGCAGCCAACGTTACAGACAATTACTTTGCAGCCTGCAATGGTAACACAAGAGACACAGGACTTGTTCGGTGATCTTGCAAACGTACCTGCACCAAATGGTCTTGGGTTGATTGAAAATAACGATGGCAATGATGAATTCTTCCAAGACTACTTCGACGCTTCTCAAACAGCAACGGCTAATGCAAAAGATGATGTACCCGAGAAAGGAGCTGAAGGATCAAGCACGATTCGTGCTTGGGAGCAGTATGAGCTTGATAACGCAGCAGCTCAAGGTGTTAAGAATCTTCAAAAGATTGGCTTGAACTATAAAGGTTTGTACGTTGAAGATGCTATGCCACCTAACAACGCAGCCTTCACAGAAGGTCCAACATATCCAACCGGTCCAGTACATGGTGCATATCACCGCTTAACATTTGAAGGATTGTCAAAAGACATTCCTGCTCAATTACATCGCTACTCTTCTGACAAAGCACGTTGGATCTATTTGGAGACTGATCGCCGCGCTCAGTACAATCCTGATATGCCAACATTACAAGAATTCTTGGTTTCACCAACAAAGAAGCCTGAAAATAAGATCACTAAATAAGTGCCATGCCAGAAGTAAAACAATACGAACGCCCATTCTATTACAACAGTCAGCTTCGCCGCTATCTTGTTCAATTTATGGCTATCTTTGGTAGCTTCGAAGTAATGCTTGGATGGAATGAGGACAAGGCTCCACGCCTTGCTCCAATACCTATTGCAAATGCAAGTAAGGACCGCGTTGTAGCGTGGATAAAGAACCAACAGACGCAAAATCAGATGATTCGCCTGCCACTATTCTCAGCATCTATGTCAAGCATAGATTTGAATCCAGACATGCGTAAGGGTGTGGCTCAGCAACGTAGAAACACAATGATGCCAACGGGTGGATTGTTCCCAGATGACATCAAAGTCGTTCAACAACGCATGCCTGTACCCTATAAGGCAACATTTGAATTAGGGATCTGGTCCAGCAATACCGACCAGCATAATCAAATTCTAGAACAGATCTTTGCCATATTTGACCCTACGTTGAATCTTCAGACTTCTGATGAAGTCATGGATTGGACTCGTCTGACCACCCTAAAATTAACGAATATTCGCAGTGATGAGAATGTTCCAGCTGGTCTAGACCGACGAATCATCCAGACCTATTTGGAATTCGAAGTACCAATTTGGATCTCAATTCCTGCTGATGTTCATAAGCGTTTTGTAGAGAAGATTTTCCTTCGTGTTGGTGCTGTTTCCCAGATGGCTGATACATCAGAAGACATCATTGCAGAGTTAAATGCTCTTGGTGTTCAATACGAGGAAATTGCTGATGTTAATGATATTAACATCCAGACCGGCATACCAGGATTCGACGACGACACCGACGCTTAATATTTTTCACCTCAAATACGACCTGTCTGATAAATACAGGATACAAGTCGTATACAAGCGAAACCCTGATTTTGCTTTTGAGGAGATTGAAATATGGCGACATTAGTTAGCGCAGGCGTAAGTGTAACGGTGACAGATGAGAGTTTTTTCATCCCAGCATCGGCCCCAACAGTTCCATTGATTTTCATCGCAACAGCAGATGAGAAGACACAGCCTGATGGCATAACGCCAGCAGAGGGAACATACGAGCACGATGTAATTCGTACCGTCACTTCATTGAAGCAAAGCACAGAGCTTTATGGCTTCCCACGTTTCTTGGAAGATGCAGCAACAGGTGCGCAGTTCCACGGCGATTGCCGAAACGAATACGGTGTGTTCGCTCTGAATCAGTTCCTGGGTGTAGGCAATCGTGCATATGTTGTACGCGCCAACGTCAACTTGAACGACGACTTCGACGCAATTCAGTTGTTGTGGGACCGCAAGGTTGCAGCTCCTGGCGAAGCAAGCGACGTACTTGAAATTTTGATCAGCAACTTCCTTGCTGAGTACAACACACAGAACGGTTTCATTCCTGATGATGCTGGATACAAGGTAACCGTAACAGGTGCAGAGCTTGTTACGCTTACAACTGAAGCAACTGAAGAGTTGTTCAACATGTACTCCTTCACTGGCACACAAGCAGATTTCATGGATGCGCATTCTGGCTCACCAAATCCTCCACTTGATGTATACGCAGATGGATTCGATCTTCCACCAACTGGAACATACGAAGGCTACACATACATCGCTGAGAACATTGGCAGCTTCCCAAGCTATCCAGGCGGTGGCACAGTGTCTGGCGAATTCACACCTGCAGAAGGCAAATTGTTCCTTGAAGCAACATCAGATGACTTCAAGTTCACTCGTGAGTTCTTGTTTGAGACAAGCCTTGGTGCAAATGATGCAGCTCGTCGTCAGGCAATTGTTCAGGCATTGCAGGCAACGATCAACAGCAACACAGAACTTCGTTCAGAGAACTTCGATTACAACCTTATCTTGACACCAGCCTTCCCAGAAGTGGTGGACGAGATGTTGGCTCTTGTAGTAGATATTCAAGAAGAGGCCCTTGTCATCGGTGATACACCAATGAACTTGGATCCAGATGGAATTACAAATCCATCAACAGGTTGGGCAGCATCTTCAGCACGTCGTGTTTCTTCAAACCTTGCATATTACTACCCATCAGCACTTGCATCAAATCTTGATGGTGTTGATGTCTGCGTAGCAGCATCTGGTGTAGCACTTCGCACATACGCTTACAACGACAACGTTGCATTCTTGTGGTTTGCTCCAGCAGGTACACGTCGTGGTATTATCACTGGCGTATCAATGCTTGGTTTCGTCGAGGGAACACTTGGCACACCAACAACATTCACAGAGTTGAACCTTAACCAAGGTCAGCGAGATGCATTGTATCAGTACGCTGCATCAGGCGGCATCAACCCACTTGTATTCTTCCCAGGCCGCGGATTCTTGGTATGGGGACAGAAGACATCAACAGCATTAACAGCAAGCGCTATGGACCGTGTAAATGTTTCACGTTTGGTCAAGTATGTCAAGCGTCAGCTTCGTCGTAACACTCTAACATTCGTGTTCGAGCCAAACGATCAGCTTACACGCGACAACTTAAAGGCAACAGTCGATGCATTCTTGGGTGATTTGGTTGTCAAGCGTGGCTTGTATGATTACGCAACAGTTTGCGATGAGTCAAACAACACACCAGACCGTATCGACCGCAATGAAATGTACATTGATGTTGCATTGAAACCTGTCAAGGCAGCTGAATTTATCTACATCCCAATTCGCATCGTAACGACTGCAACTGAGATCTAAGGTAAATAACAAATAACAGGTCTATTAGTAAGGACAAACAGATATGGCAACAATTAATGACATCGGCATCCCAGGAGTTGGTACTGGTATTCTTCAGCCAAAGTTAAAGCACCGTTGGCGTGCTACCTTTGCAAACCTTGGTGGCGGCACAGATGCGCAGCCTCTAAGCATGCAGGTTGTAACTTTCGCTCGCCCATCAGTAGAGTTTGATGAGGTACAGTTGGACCGTTACACTTCACGAGCTTTCGTAGCTGGTAAGTACACATGGGCTGACACAGCAATCACACTTCAGGACGACGTCACAGGTTCAGCATCCGCAGTAATTCGCGAACAGATGCAGAAGCAGCAGTGGTTGATCGGTGCTGAAGGTCCATGGCTTGCAGCAGCAGGTGAAGGTTCACTGTACAAGTTCGTCACATATCTTGATATGATGGATGGTAACGATCAGGTAATCGAGAAGTGGACACTTGAAGGTTGCTGGTTGAAGTCTGTGGATTACACAGATCTTGATTACTCATCTTCAGATCCAGTAATGATCAATCTTACAATGCGCTTCGACCACGCCCGCCAGGATATCGGCGGATACGATCAGGGTCAGGGTGTTGCACTAGGCGGCGCAGGTCGCATTGGTGGCTAATAGTACTTCGCAGGAAGCGCTTTAGTTACACGGAAGTAACAATAATAGGGCCGAACGGCCCTATTATTTTGTCTACAACATTTAGATAAATACCCATTCAAGGAGCACCATCAATGGCTGTAGACCCACGTAAATTTCTAGTTGCAGATTGCCCTGTCGATCAAAAGGGACAGTCAAATAATGCAGCCACCAAACGCAATTTCTTCAGTGCGCTAGGTAAGATTGGTGATCTAAATGCACTCAATGATGTTGGTGCAGGAAGTATCGGACAAGGCCTTCGTACATTGACACACGTATCGAATGCGATTCGTACAGGACAGAGTGTTGTTCCAGGTCGTGAAGGCAATGATATTTTTAACAGCACTTTAGGCCGAATTGCTAACACAGCTGCCAACGCTGTCAACAATGGTGCTAACATTGTATTAGATACAGTTGGATTAGGTGGAGCATTTGACAAAGTAGCAGGTAGTTTCAATCCAGGTGTTGCAAATAATGCATACGGCGCTGCTAAGCAAGTCTTTGAGAAAGTAAAGCAAGGCAATTTCAAATCTACCGACATTCCTGGTGCATTCCAAGATTTACAGAATCTTGAGATTCTTGCAAAGGGAATCTTCACACCAAGCCAAACAGCAGAAGCAAAAGCAATTCAAGGTTGCGTATCACCATATGCAGCAGATTTGATTAAATTCGCTCCTAAGAACAAGTTTATGTTCATTGTCCAATTCACTTACAGTCCTGCCTATCAGGGATGGAAGCAGTTGGGAAATGATTTTGCATTCATCGTCAAAACCAGTGGTCGTCCAAATATTGAATTTGAATACGAAGAAGTCAACATGTATAACTTCAGAACACGTATTCCAAAAAGAACAGTATACCAACCAATTACAATGTCGTTTTATGACGATAACCAGAACAATGCAAACTTGTTTTACACCTCATATCTACGTGCCATTAGCCCACAAGCTAATATGGGCAATGGCTCTATCCCAACAGTAGAAATGTACGAAGAAGCAAGCATGTCAACTGAGCAGGTATCGGGAACAACATTCGGTAATGGTCCATCAATTACGGTTGGTGGTGGTTCACTTGGTGCGCTGAACGACAACACTAAGAACATCTTGAGTGAAATTCGTCTATTCCATATATTTGATTATGGCAAGTTGATGAACATCTATCACTTCTATCATCCAAAGATTCTAAACATGAATCTTGACGACCTGAATATGGCTGAGACAGGACAAGGCAATGAGTTCTCTCTAGAGTTTGCATACGATGCACTATATGTTGAGCCTAACTATGATGTTAAGAACACAGTCACTTACAACATCACAGATCTGACAGGTGGCAACAATGCACAATATCCAATTCGTCCTGTGTTTAGTGATCAGCCATCATCAGAAGATGGAACAGCAAACGCACCATCATCTCAGAACATGAATATGATAGCAGAGGAACTTCCTGATATAATTGTCAGAGGCTAATATGAGCCTAACCATAACTGGCGAATTCACACCTAAACATCCTGAGAAGTACGTGAGTGGCCGTAGAGGCAAGAAAAAGATTATCTACCGTTCCTCATGGGAAAGAGAATTCAACAAATTCTTGGATAACAATCCAAATGTTATTCAATGGTCATCAGAAGAGATTGGTATTCCTTACGTCAAACCAACATCAAGACGGCACAATAAAGTTCACATCTACTATCCAGACTATTGGGTTAAGTACAAAAACAAACGTGGTGAAATCATCCAAGAGATCATAGAAGTTAAGCCAATTGCACAAGTAAACAAGCCATCAACCGTTGGAAAGAAGAAAATGCAACAACTACGTGAAGCTATCACGTGGGAAATCAATAAGGCCAAATGGAAAGCCGCCACCGATTATTGTAATAAATACGGTATGAAGTTCCGCATTGTTTCGGAAAACAAAATGTTCAGGTAAGCATATGGTACAGAAAGTAGTCAAAGAAGTAGCAGTAGCACATCCAATGGAAGATATCTTCGAAATTGAAGAAGGTACCACATTGGTTGAACGTGTAGAAACTATCCCCACACCGCTTGCGCCCATCCAAGAATATGACGTCAAAGACAATGAGATTGAGAAACAGTTTCAGGAAGTCTATGACGCTGCAATGACTGCGTTTGAAATCACATCTGAGTCAGTTCAACAGGTCGAGCCAAAGTTCCGTGCCCGCAATGAAGAAGTTGCTGTTCAGTACTTGACAGCAGCTCTTAGTGCCGCATCTCAGAAGGCAGCGTTGAAGCAGCACAAAGACAAAGTGTCGATTACAAAAGTCAAAGCAACCACACCCAACACTGTGAACAATAATTTGATCGTTTCAGACAGAAATGAGCTGTTAAAACAAATACTTAACAAGCCAAAATCTGAATAACAGGATTGGTAACCTAGTAAATTACCCATATACATAAGTATATGGCACGAACAAGAAATCCCAACTTAAAGAAAGCTAACCAAATCGTTGAGTATACTCACGAGCAGGTGTTAGAGCTTAAGCGTTGTGCTGAAGATCCAGTTTACTTCATCAAGAAGTACATTCGTATCCAACATCCTATACAGGGATCTATTCCATTTGAATTGTACGACTACCAAGAAGACATGGTTCGATCGTTTCACAAGAATCGATACACTGTAGTTCTTAGCGCTCGTCAGACAGGTAAGTCACAAACAGCAGGTGCATACCTTCTTTGGTTCACAATTTTCCACTTTGACAAGACTGTTCTTGTTGCATCCAACAAGAACAGCAACGCTATGGAAATGGTTGCTCGTATCAAGTATGCATATGAGAATCTTCCTAACTGGATTAAGCCAGGCATTAAGGAAGATGAATGGAACAAGCACGTTCTTGGATTTGATAATGGATCTCGTATTATTTCTGAAGCAACATCCGAGAATTCCGGTCGTGGTCTTTCCATCTCCCTTCTATACTTAGACGAATTTGCATTCGTCCCACCAGACGTTCAGCAAGAGTTCTGGACTTCTATCAGCCCTACATTGGCAACTGGTGGTAGTTGTATTATGACGTCTACACCAAACGGTGACATTAACATCTTCGCTGAGATTTGGCGTGGCGCTCAAGTCGAAGCAAACGGGTTTGTTCCAATTCGTGTATATTGGAATCAGCCTCCTGGCCGTGATGAGAAGTTCAAAGAGCAACAGATTGGACAGGTTGGTGAACGTATGTGGATGCAGGAATATGAATGCGAATTCTTATCCTCAGACGCATTGTTGATTCGTTCACTTGTATTGCAAAACTTGACAAAGGAATTGAAGAACATCCGTCCTAAGTTTGTATTGAAGGAGACAATCTTCTGGAGCGATATTGTACCTGGAAGAACATATCTAGTTGGCGTCGATCCTGCTACAGGCATTGGTACCGACTTTACAGTTATCAGTGTATTTGAATTCCCAACTATGCTTCAAGTTGCTGAATTCAGATCAAACTCAATGTCTACAAATGATGTGTACGATATCCTGAAGAATATGCTGAACTACTTTGTCAAAAAGGAATGTCAAGTGTATCTTTCAGTTGAAAACAATGGTGTCGGTGATGGTATCATTTCATTGTTTGAAGCAGATGACAGCCAGCCAGATGTTGAATTCGTTTCAGAGCCAGGCCGCAACAAGAGAGGCATGACAACAACTTCCAAGTCAAAGATGAAGGCTTGCGTTAACCTTCGTGAAATGATTGAAAAGAATACAATGTTTATCAGATCCCCAATGTTGTTGGCTGAATTAAAACAGTTCGTTCGTAAGCGTGGAGCTTATGCTGCCCAGCCAGGCAGTACTGATGACTGTATTTCATCTGTGTTGGTTATCATTCGTTTGATTGAAGAAATTGCTTCGTATGACCAAGCTGCATTTGACAAGTTGTATTCAAATGGTGGCGTTGGTGATGAGTGGTCAGATGGAGACATCCAATATAACGACGAGCAATCCTACGATCCTGTAGTATTTTAGTACCGTTGACATTGACCCATTATCTAGTATAATCGTGGTATTATGACACTCAATACCGAAGTTACACAGCCGATTGCAATCATCCCAATTGGTCCTTCTGGAAGCGGGAAATCTACGCTATACACCAAGTTGGTGAAGGATATTCCTGATCTCAAGTCTTTCTCTTGGGACACTCTGCGCTTGGAATGGTATGACCCGAAAGATTACTCAAAAGCTTGGGCACTCGCCAACAAAGACAAGCAGTTCTATAACAGAGCTCTTGATTTGTTCATGGAGATGTTGCGCAAGAAAGAGAACATCTATGTCGACAATATCAACATCACACCACGAAGCCGTAGTCAGTTCGTTCGTGCTGCAAAACAGTACGGATACAAAGTGGTTGCACAGGTGTTCAATGTGACTGAAAAGACATTGATGGAACGTGCAAAAACTCGCAAGGACAAGTCTGTCCCACACGATGCACTTCGTCGCCAGATCGAATCTCTCCAGATCCCTGTTCAGGGTGACGGCGAGTTCGATGAAGTGAAACTAGTCGAGTAAACCATAAATAATGTGATGAGTGACTCATCACATTGGTTAATTCGTGGCGCCCGTATAGAGCAACAGCTTGAACGCGAAATTGTTCAGCTGGAAGAACGTTCCTATCAGGATCTCGAAGTCAAAACCAAGAACTTCGCTCCACCTGCAAGTCCGACAGCACGTCAAAATGCTGTCGGTCCTATCCAAGTTCAGAAGCTTCAATTGATTCCAGCACGACAAAGTGGTTCGCTTGAAGTTAAAGCGCTCGTATCTAGTAAGAACTCAAAGTACAATCCATCACTTCAATTTGACAAAGTAATATTTGATGATTCAGATCAGTCTGATAACACATCATTTAAAGGTGTTGATGGACAGGAATATCATATCGTTCCAATTCCTCTGGCTCAGAGCAATGTGAAAGTGCAGTGTAACTGCTTAGACTTCTACTACCGATTTGCTCAGTACAATAGTCGCGATGGAAGTTTGCTTGGACAGCCCCCACCTCCATATCAACGCAAGACAATGACACGACCGCCAGCTAATATTCAAAAGACACCCGGCGTGTGCAAACACATTATGAAAGCTATCGTAGCGTTGAAGGGTGTAGATATCGTTCGTTAATGTAACTTAACGATGGGCTTTTTAATAGGAGCAGTGATAGCTTTTCTGGTCTCTCTAAGAATGTCTCTTACCTTCTGATCGATAACCGTATCAACTTTTTGTTCGTTGACATCTTTTGTGCTATCAGGCTTGTTTGCATCAGGTGGGATATTGGCAAGACTTCTAAGTAGTCCTCCATTCTGACGTGCTTTCTTGTTGGATGGCACTCTTGGTCTGATAACTGGCTTCTTAGCTTCGCGAACATCTTGCTTCTTGGTAGAATCGTCTGTAGCCTTAGAGTCGACCGCAGTTGAATCACCATCCTTCTTAGTTTCTTCTTTCTTGTCTCCGTCAGAGCCAAGTGTTACGTTCTTAGGTGTGGTAGATTGTAACTCGTGTGTCTCAATAACATTTAACACACCTTTTGCAGGCTGGAAATAATAACCGTCGACGACAATTTCAATATGGTAGCTATATGTTGGTAGTACTAATGAAGCAAGTGCAGGAATGGTAACACTCCACGTAT